CCCCTCTCAGGCCACCCATAGAAGGAACGCCCGCTGCCTCAAGGCCTTGTTTTTTTCCTGCATTCAGAGCCATCATGTAAAGCATCGGCTGTTGCGGTTCGTTGATGACCTTATCTGGGTCAATATCAAGGCTCCGCGCAATCTCTTTGATGATTTCAGACCAGTTGATGAAAGGTGCCATGATCTGATTCGCACCCACCTGCACCAGTGAAAGCAGGCGTTGCGTCTTGATCTCTTTTTGCAACAGGGCAGTCGTGCCCTTAGCTACTATCTTGAGGTCGCCAACGACTTCAAGATCGTCGGAAAACTGCATATTCCAATGGAAATACCAATGCCCCAGCGGCTCAAGTAGGTACTGGTCAATGTTGCGGATGACCTTCTTGATGTTCAGTGCCGCAGCACTCATCAGCATAGACATCCCGGAAGCCGTCCGCGTGGTCCCGCTGACTCCCGTTGCGCCATGACTATAGCTGTAAATTCCGGTGGATTCGTCAGCCAGCTGCCGCGCCTTGTCGAACATCTGGATGTGCGCCGGGGCAGTGTTGTTAAAGCTGATCGAGTAAATGCTCTGGCCGGGGGCACCGCCTTGGCGGAAGAACATCTTTCCGGGATAAATTGTCATATCCTGTCCAGGGGACAGGTTTGTCTCATCCACCTCAAAGACACAAGACCCAGCAAATTTCAAGTTATCCAGCGCCGCACGATAATGCGTGTTCATCGCGGCTTGCGTATCGCTCATGTTCTCCGGAACACCAATGCCCCAAATTTGGGCCGGGTGGCGTTCATACGGAAACATTTGGTACGGGATGCGGGAAGGCGTAAACGGATTTACGACAACGCGAAGAACTTCGTCCTTGGCAACCCACACATTCACATGGATTGTGTCGGCAGTGCGGTATTCATCCGGGATGCTGACCTCAAGGGCTTCCAGCGTCTCACGATCCAGTGTACCCCAGTACTCAATGATTTCATACCGCAGCGGCTTGGCCGAGATATTGGAGTCGTCCAGTTGGTAATCCCACGTTTCCGTGAGAGCCTCCGGCGCTGTGTCAAGAATGCGTTGCACCGCCATCTTGTCAAAGAACGGGCGGTTCAGGAGTTCCCTGACCTTGCTCGGCCCCAGAAGGTGCCGCTCGATCAGGTATTCACACTCGTGAATAGAAGTCGCTTCCGGGTCTGGGAACAGGTTCCAGATGGTGACAAACTGCGCCTTAGGGCACAGTTTCTTTACCGGCATGTACACCCTTTGCCCGGTCGCTTTGTCTTTTTCCCAGGCTGGGGTGGTTTCCCATACGGAGAACGGCCCTTTGATTGCCCCTGTGCCATAAATTACTTGCTCCTGTGTTGCTTTGATGAGATCATCTACCAGGCGCGTTTCCTCGATCTGATCGTGGATGCGCCGTTCCATCCGATACGCCGCTTCCTCTGCTGGATGAACCTGCGGAATCTTGGTTTTATCAGGACTAGGCCCTTCTTTCCACTTTCCAGCAATGGAGCCAAACTTACGTTTAATCGTATCTCCAAATCCAGAAAGCAGGGTTGCCGTTGTGGCCCCACGCGGAATCTCTTTGCCATCGCCGGGGAATCCGTAGATGTCCTGCGGCTCTGGCGCAGGCTGTTCCGGTGCCAAGTGTACGACATCCGCCACTCCTTCGGGAATCGGGGTCGGCTTGACGCCAACCGGGAACTTGTTGTCGCTAAGGAGGACTTCCAGAATCTGAGCGTGAGCAGCTTCGCTTTTGGTTTTCGTGATCTTGATAAAGATTTCCGAAACCATAGGATTGTACTGGCGAAGCTGCGCCATGTTTGCCGCTTCCTCGGCAGACAAATCCCCGCGCCATGCCCGCAGCGCCTCTAGCCAACGCTGTTCATGCGGGTTGCGGGCGTCCTTGGCAATCGTGTACCTATCGCGCACAAACGAGTGTACGCGCTGAAACCGCGCTTTCTTTTCATACTCACGCGGGCTGTACGCCTCCGGGGAAGCCGAAACGACCTCCTGCTTGCCCGCAGCAAGCATATCCTCAGAAAGATCGGTCTCCAAGTCCATTATCAGCCAACCAGCTTGTTAGCGCCGCCAGTCGGGAGCGTCATGTTCTTCTTCGACGCGCCTTTTTTCGGCATCCCCTTCATCAGGGCATTGCCTTCGGAAGATTTCAGCGCCGAAGCCATATTCATCTTGCCATCGGGCTGCTTTTTTGGCATCGTCTTGAAGAACATGTTTTCGCAACACGCTGTCAGGTTCATGGTGCCGGACGATCCGCCAGCAGGGAAGGGTGCGTTCATTCTAGTATCCTGTCTTTCTGTTTAGGATGACTGGGGGTTGCGGGCGTATTAATCGCCCTCGGTCAGAGAATAGGCTTGTTTTTACCGGGCGGCTCGCTAGCCCATAGCGCATGGCATCGTAGCAGTTTTTGACGAGTATCCCTCCGCAGATGGAGAAGCATCCCGTCTTAGGCACAGTCAGGCAGTACACATCCGCTTTGCCTGCTGGCTCTATCTTTACGCAAACTTGCTGCGCATTTTTTGCTGCAAGTCTGTTGTTGCTTTCCATATTTGTAGCGCAAAAAACTCGTCGAGCAAACCAGGCAACTGACTTGCGTGTAGTAGTCTTCTTTCGCTCTTGCGGCCCTAGACTTACAGGCGTTACTGCAAAATTTTCCCCTTCCGATTTTTTCGCAAGACTTCCCGCATACTTGGCACACGATGCCCACAATTTTGTGTAGTAGGTGCTTATACCTTTCATACTGTTCCCGGTGCCAGTTTCTTCCAGCTTCGCTTCTGTGCCACTCTGCGGCACCCTCTTTTGCAAACTGGATAGCATACTGCCCGTTTTTCCGTAGAACGTCAGAATGCCTGTCAGACAAGTGATCGTGGTGAGACACTGCTTCCAGATTCTCTGGGGAGTTGTTTGCTCGGTCCCCATCAATGTGATGAACGTGGAACCCTTGGGGGATGTCGCCGAAGTTTTCTTGCCAGACTTTTCTGTGCAGTCTAATCCCGTCCCTCTGAAAGTATTTCCCACAGAGAAAATATTTTTTGCCCTGAAAAACTTGGCAAGTCTCACTGATAACTTCCGGGCGCATGGGTAACTTCCTGCGAATACATTGGTGTACGACTTACCCAACATATCGGATGCAGAAACCCACCCTTCTTGCGACCAAAATTTGTGGTCTGGGGTGCAGGTGACTTTCTTTCCATCTGCAAAAGTGAGCGTGACAACATCTGCACTTTTTCGAGTAAGTCTCCTATTGTAATACACTTCTTCCCTTCCGTCAACAGAGAAGACTATCCCCTTGTCGCTTGGAAGAAGTTCTATTGGGATTTGCCCCTGTGGGGTATCTACTAAAGTGCCTGCAACAAAGCAATGGTCGGGGGCGTCCGTATCCACGTCCTCAGTATTCTTCGGATCAAGCGGGAGCGTGGAAAGCTCTTTTATAAGCTCTCTACAGGTACTGAATATCTTCAGCCTTGGCTCCGCCGTGTTTACATCATCTGCAAGATAATGATGCACCAGCATCTTGCCATGCGACCGCGAACCCTTTGTCTTGTTGTCCGCTGGCCTCCAATGGCATCCTGCCCGAATCATCGTCAGGGCAGGGGATGTAGCGCCCCTGTTATCCCATGCGCTGGCGTCCAAGACGCCGTAGCTTATATCTTCTTCAGACTCTCGGAAAAGTATGTTTTCAGCAAACTTTTCCGGGCGCTCATTTGTTGCGCCATACTCGCGGTAAACATAAAGAGTGCCACGAGGATCGACCGCAAACCAGAGACACGCCGCTCTGGAAGAGAACCCCCAGTCCGCTGCCAGAAACTTCTTCCAGTAGTGTGGGATTGGGAAGGGGTCACAGATATGTTTCTTTTTACTGAACTCACTAAAAGCGAGGCCGTCGTCAGCATCCCAGTCTCCATCTAACCACTGCCTCCTCAGATTTTCATTGCCAAGCGATTGAAGCTGCGCAATGTATTGCGGATCGCGTTTCAGTGACGGGTTGTTGAACACCGTCGAGTTAATAGCTTTGCGGCTCAGGTTTACTACCTTACCGCCGATATTATACTCGACATCAAACTTATTCATTAAGAAAAAGTTTTCATCACTGTCTTCATCAATATATTCCACCTTTTCCAGCGGAGCAGGGTCAATGAATCTTGCTTTAACCCAATGCTTACCAACGCCGGAAGGGTTGGCCGTGAGCCGGACACACTTTTTAATATCGCTTTTGCTGCTTCGGATGGACATCAGCAGCTTTTGGTATGGTTCTTCCTCCGAGAGCTGGCATACCTCGTCAATGCCCAGCCATGAGAACTCAAGCCCTTGATAACGCTCAACATCTGCGTCTGTTTCAAAATACCCGCACCAGAGGAAACCGCCTGCGGGAAAAATAAACTTCTTATCCTGCTCTCGCCACTTTGTACCTGGAACGGCTTTGAAGAACAGGCTTTTGCAGCGTTCGATAAGCTGCTCCAAGTCCTTTAACATCTTCCTAAGCAGCAGCCCCTTGAAGTCCGGGTGATGCACATAATGCAACATGTCAGCAATCAGGGCGTGGGACTTTGCTGATCCCCTTCCGCCTGAATGGAGGACTTCAAACTCGCCCGCCTCAAGAAAAGCCGTCTGGGGGCCAAGGTGCGGTCTGAAGATGTACTCCACATCATTTTTAACCATGTGACCAGAAGAAGTGAACGACACCTCATCCGGCTGTTCTGGTACAATAGCGACAGCCTGTTTCTTTGGCTGTGCTTTAGTCCTCGTCTTCGGTAATAGATGTGATCGCTTTACCGGAGGTGAGTTCTTCATAGAGTTTCTGCCGTTCTTCCCGCGACTTCTTCCAGCAACAGTTAAACGGTGGCCTGTTTTGCATGATCTTCTGGAAGGCGCTGAGGTTCAGCGGTATCCCTGTTTCAGTCTGTAGCCAATTCAGCGTATCCCGCTGAGAACAATTTTCTTTCAGATATTGCAGCGCCTGTTGCACTGCTTTAAATACTTTTTCATCCGGCTCAAGCCACCCGTCGTCCGCCTCAATATACCCGTACGGGATTGTG